CATAAGGTTTGAAGTTTTTCTTCTCTGTAAAATCTTTCAGAGAATACTCTTTCTTCCACAATTCTTCCAGTTTCTCATCGTTGCCATCCAACAGAGCAGACACATCAGCAAATTCTGATTTGTCATAGTTGCGATAGCCTTCGACATTACGAATCTTCAACTTGAAGTTAGCACCTTCCCACATATCAAATGGGTTAACTGGTGTTTCATCAGCAAATTCAGGATTCATTGCTTCTGTAATCTTATCAAAGATTTTCTTACCAAACTTATACAGTTTGATTTGTCCTTCATTAGAAGGATTGCTTGGGTCAGAAACCACAAGAATGTTTGCTAGATAGCTTAACTTGCGTTTTTGCTTACGAGCAACATCTTTGTTTGCTTCGATACCAGAGTTCCACAATGTGTTATTGTGTTCACAAACTGGACACTTCTCATTAAGAGTGGTCAAGCAGTTATCAATAAACCATCCGCCTGGTCCTTGGAAGCCATGGCTGAATGTACGAACCCAAGGAAGTGCATCATCACCATCAACAGCAGGCGCTGGCAAGAAACGAATAATGGCCATGCCATTACCTGCCTTGTCAACTTCTGGTTGCCAGAAACGATTGTCATCTTTGGAGTTTTCGGTGCCAGCTGATGTAGCTTCGACCGCTTTTGAGAGTTTTTCAAATGAGCTGCTGTTGCGCTTTAGATTTGCAAATGAAGTCATATAATTTTCCTTTGTATAGACGTAATATTAACGGAGTATAATAGATTATCCACTTTATTCATAATATACTTTATTTAGTATTTTATACAAGCAGAGTCCTCAGTTTTGCCAGTGTATCATTGATATCCTTGTGAAGAATACCAAGACCACCAGCGGCATTAAAATTAACGATAATGTCTTCTGTATCGTCAATTAAAATAGTTTCAGGTGTTGCATATGCTGTTTTATGCTTTCGGCCTGGAACAATATTGGCTTTGTAGGGTATACCTTTGTCACAAAGCCAAACAACTTTCTGAGCAGCAACTTCTGAATGGAATTTTTCTCCACCAGATGAAGATAGAATCTCCACTTCCCAGTCAGTTTCGTTTTGAATAAAATCAAGTAACTCTTTTCCACCTGGGAACCATTCAAGGTTTTCAAAGTTTCCATCCATAATAAAGTTAGGCCAGTTGGTTGTGAAGTTTTTACGGTCACGGGAACCAAGAGCATCCTCACCATACAACTCTGTGAATCGCTTCTCAAAGTTGCATAGTACACCATCCATATCCAGGTAGAGTTTAGTCACTTTCATTTATTCAATACTTTCTTTAGAATTAGCCTATATTTTACATCATCCTTAGGAAGAAATGCGGCATACTTGAGCAATTTCAACCGATAATTTGGCCAATGTATAGTATCGGCAATCTTCTTAGACCAAATGGGTACGAATCCCATTAGGTTGTTTAACACACAAACAGTTTCTATTGATACTTCTTTCCTGAGTGCTTTTCTCAGTAGAGTTGGATAGTCATCACCAACACGCAGTATAGAGTTTGGATCATCAAGTCCATCAAAGAGGTCACGACATTCACTTTCAAAATTATATGACATTGATTGTATGACCTTCTGGTGCTTGCGATAATTCACTTCAGCATCTTCTAGTAATAATGAACCAACCCAAGCCTTTTCATCTTCTACAAAATTAGCAACAATGAAATCAATCATGTCTTCCTTTTGTACAAGACGGCGAGATAACTTATAGAAATGATATTTGTCTTTGCGGTTCTCAAATGTAGTCACACTAACATTGGTTTTACCATTGTATTTAAAAAAATCATATGATTCTTGTGTGAAATGTAATTTGAGAGCCTGATACAAACTGAATGTTTCGTAGCCAGTCATATAGGCAATCTAGAACCTTTTTCTTTCAACATGTTATTATCCATTGCATCATTCTCAATTTTAGCCTTGAGGTTTGCATTAATTAATGTAGCTGCAACCTCAATTTCAAGACCGGTTTCTCTGCAATGCTCAACGATAGCTTCAATATAGTTGTAGTGTGACCTAGCAACCAATGCATCGATAGCCTTGGCAAATTTTGCCATTTCATCTCTAGTAGGCATTATTTAAGTCCACATTTAGGGTCAAAGCATGTGTTTCTTTCCATGATAGCAACGGGAAGTCCACATACAGAACATTTTTCTTCAAGTGAGAATGTAGCAACCTCATCTAATGGTGATTTCATTAGACTAGAAGCCATGTTGTCAAACACTTGAGCACCAACAGAGTCTTCTTCGTACTCATCGGGATAATCAAGTTCTGGTTCTTTGTAATAGTCAAGACCTACAATTTCCAATTCACCATCAAATTCAAATGTACAACCCTTTAAGAACTGTCTGAAGTGTTCAAGTACAGTTGGTAAAAAGTCAGCTTCAAATTCTAAAGTATTTTTTGACCCAACAGGACCATCATGTTCACAGGTTAGAGTAAATTTAGGCATTATTTCACCACAGTTTCATATAGAGTTTCAAACTGGTCATGTACTGCCACTTCTTCATCATAATTTTGTTTATAGTAAACCTTAACCATTCGTTGAACGATTTTCTTAGGTAACTGTAGTTGTTTACTGATATCAGCCGTTGCTTCTTTGATAAAGTCTTTCTCCGCTGACGCACGAACCATCGCATCAGAACATTCACGGATAACTTTTAATAGTTTATCCCTGTCGGCTGGGTTTGATAATTGATTAACACTCACTTGCTGAATAGCCATAATATACTCCTAGTTTACTTTTTCATTGCATATGTTATGCAGGTTGGGTTGGTGCTTGTTTCATATGCACACTTTACAGACAATGGGTCAACACCTTTAGCAATAGCTGCTTCGATATTTTTGGCCATGTTGTTTCTGTCATTGATATTATAGATGATTGCACCAATAATTGCGGTACAAACCACAATAATTACCGATACACATATCGTAATCAAGTCTTTATTCATATTAGATTCCTTTGTTTCTGTCAATTTTATCACCTTTGCTTTTGTAGAAAATATGCCGGCCAATTTGTTTCTCCTTTTGTAATTTTGTCCATCCAGGATTTACATAATCAGCATGATAATAGGTTGCCCCGTTTGTTACATCTTTCATTCTTTCAAAATTCAAATACATGTCTGTTGACATTTGCAATATCTCATTATACAACGGAGTACGCTTGATTGTCAAGAGCCTGGAGGTAAATGATGAGTCACAATACCAAGAAAACTGGCAAGACCCATTGGACTTTTGTTTTACCACATCACAAACTGTACTCGCATAGTTACCTGTTTGAACACGATTGAAGGTGACGAACGCCACCGCCTTGCGACCTTCGAGAGGTTCATGGGCAGCTTCAAAGTATACATTTTCTGCGAGACACGTTACCTGTTTTTTTGATTCATCGGTAAGTGAGTTGAAAGATGCTTTAATTGGCATCGTTGGATTTTGAATGTTGATGCTTGATACCAATATGATAATCGAAGCAAAGAACAGACTAAAAAGTATTGGTTTACTTCTCAATATTTCTCCTTGAGTTATATTTAGTCCCAAAGGTTTCGATAATACTTTCCAAATAATTTGAAACCATTTCCGATTCTTTCATGTACAACCTTTAAGGCTTCATAATCAGTTTCATGTGTGTGGTCATCATTGTAAACCATTTTGTACATTTTTGGTTTACCATTTTCATCCCACTCACAAGCTTCACTTCTTGTTGACCATTCACCTTTAGAGTATGCTTCTTCCCATTTGGTATCAAGGTGATGTTCAAATGCAAATATCATTTCATTCATAACCCAATCCCATCGTTTGAAATGGTTACCATCAGTATCCCATTCATTCTCTTTAGCTGGTGCTGAAGTAGATTTCAATTCTTCTGGCACATCATCATCATCAACATTTGGTGCACCGTGTTTACTGCCCTGTAACTGCTTCAACATCGGCAAAGCAATAACACCAAGAGTATGATCCATTGACCATGTGTCGTATTTGTCAATCTTAATATAAGTCTTGCGGTTACGCTTAGATTCTATCCATTTACACAGTTTCAATAGCCAAGTTTCTGGAGCATTCTTTGAATCTGTAATTTTTTCATCTGTAGTTCCATGAGAGAGCCATGTTCCAAAATTATGTACCCAATCAGGTTTTCTTTTGAAATTATATTCATCTTTCACAGGCTTTGCCCAAAAGCAAAGCGCTTCGGCTATTTGATATGGCCCAACCCAATTCTTATAAGGTCCGATGTAAACTTTCATTTTTGTGAATCTCCAGGTAATACACGATAATTATCTTCAACCGAATCAGGTGTGCTGACCTCAATGATTGTGCCTTCTTCAAGGCAAATGATTTGGTGTGGTTCAAGTGGTTCATTACGCCACACCGAACCAACTTCCAAAATTTGAGATTTCATTTCTGCATTCTCGGTCATAATATATTTCACTTCGAATTTACCAGACAAAACATACCATGTCTCATCTTTCTCAGCATGAAAGTGCATACTGAACCGAGCATCTTTATTAAATCGTAGCAGCTTGCCTGCATACTTCTCATTGGTCGCCCAAATTAGTTCTGAGCCCCAACCTTTTTCAACAAAACCAGTCTTACGAGTCGCCATATTAACCTTCATCTTATCGTTTCATTATATCATCAACAAAATTTAAAAGCAATCTGTGGTGATTGCCTTTGTGATATTTGCCATGCATCCAACTATAATTGTCATACCAATGTTTCTCACTTTCAGGATGACATCCAATTAACCCAATTCTTTTTTGAATAATAGCCATTGGGTCACCATTTGCATATCTTGCTACAGTTTGAAACTTCGATTCATCTCCAACTAAAGCACAACCATCATAAAAAAACATTTTCTCTGGAACATCATTCCATACAACATCTATATTTTTAGCATGAGGTCTTTTTGTATCAGTTTTTGGTCTAGTGATGTATTGCACAGCATCAACATTATTCAACAAATCAAAATACTCACTACCTGCCCAATAAGCACCCATGCAAACACCCAAATAAGCACCACCACGTTTCATAAATTTCTTGATTCGATTTCCATTTTCTTTGGTGAGAAAATCAAAACTACTTGCATCTCCTAAACCACCAGGAAAACAAATCATATCCACATCATCAAAGAAATCATCTTCTAAATCATGGCGAGTAAAAATCTTAAATGTATAATGCGGACTTAAAGCCTGCATAATACCATTACCACTTTGTACCGAACAATAAGGTTGATGTAAGAATAAGGCTATTCGGCCATTCATAATCACCTTATTTGTTTTCTTCTTCTACACCACTAAACACTTTATCAAACCAAGTTAATGCTTCTTTTTCACTATTGAAAAACGGACTTACTGTCCGATTATCTTCATTAACATAAAAATAAGTATATGTTGACATGCCCGCATCTCTATATTCTATTAGTTTCATAAAGGTTCCTTTATTATAACAGAACCTATTTATTTGTCAACCTTTTGCGCCAATACTTACCAATATATCTTTGCAAAGATTCAATATAATATTCGGACTTTTCACGGACAAAAATCTGGTGAGAACCATCTTCAACGGCAATGGCAACCACAACTTGATTGATTGGTTTGCCGGTAATTTCACCAAACATTTCAGCATATGCGGTACATTGCATAAAATAATTTAGAATATTATCTTCCGACTTTTCTCTTGTGGAGGATTTAAAGTCAATCACCGATAACTGACCATTCCATTCGGCAATACAATCAACACGACCAGCCAATCTCAAGGTCTTAGAATAAAGAGCTTGTTCAATACAATATACATCACCAATATTCTCATCAAGGTGTGGTCTAAGTGACAAGAACAATTGCTTGGTATCAGGCATCATTGTTCGTAGTTTATCATCTGTCATTTCATTGAGCAGATAGTTTTCACAAACAGTATGCAATTTAGTACCACGACTGGATGCTTTAGCTGCAATTTTATTGGCAACATCAGCACCAACTCTTTCACGCCATTCAAACAAAGCTTTCTTATTGTAATCAGAAAGAACTGTCGTTACGGATGGATACGATTTGCCAATTGGTGTTATATACTCACGACCTGCTTCGGTCGTTTGTGATAGTAACTCAAAATCCAACTGAGGCAACTTAACATGATTAAAAGCCAAACTATTTTCCTATGTGTTTATCAACCAATTGTTTGGTCTTAATCTCTTTAGATGAACGCTTGCCATGTCGATTAGCAACATCACTTGATTTGTGGCTTTCTGATATTTTAGAAAGCACTTCTTTGAATCCATCTGGTACTTTACCAGTAATGGAAACTCCACTAACAATTGCAGCTGAGGTTACAACTGAGTGGATTGTTGGATTGGTTTGTAGATAATCCTCACGAGCAGAGATGCTCATAAATGATTCAAATTCTTCACCTGTTTCAGTATTTAAAAAGCTATACAAGGGCACTATACCACTCCGGTTTATTACGTTTCTTCCAAGAAGCTAAATGCGTCTTGTTGTTTATATAGTAATTACGGTAGGACTTGATAGAATTACCTGCAACTTTCACTTCATCTGGCATCGCAGGAGTTGGTTCAGTAAAATGACCGGATGGAATGGTGTCTGGCAATCGAGCCAACTGTTCCACCAAACCATCACGTTCACATTTATGTACCTTATCATAACGATAGGTATATTCTTTACACAAGGTTACAAGCATTGATTGCAACCATTTGTAATTTGTATCCGATTGCCTTACCCAGACAGCTGAGGGATGATTAATGTGAGTAGCACTATACAAAATATCATTACGAGAATCAGAGAGCGTATAGGTTTTTTTTCTTCGACCTGAATCTGAAAAGCCATCGCAAATAGTGCCATCAAGAACACGGTGAGCGGTAGAAAGTAATTGAGCATATTCTAAAATCATTTTGACCACGTGCTTATCATTGTGCATTTCGGCACATTTAGTTACATCATTGTCAAGGTAAAAAATGTTCATAGATTATATGTTACACCATCTTTTGTAAAAAAGGCATCTACTTTTTTATCAGTATTCCAATCTTTACAATAATGATTATCTTTATCGCACAGTTCCAAAGCTTCTTCAAATGATACAACACGGTGAGAGACAATAACTTCACCAAGATGTTCTTGGCTAAATTCTTGTGCTTGATTTAGAGTTACAGTATCAAGAGCCCATTCTGCTTTGCCTTTTGGTACTTCGACCATGTAGCGTTCACGGAACTGAGAGATAGCTTCAACAAGTACCCATTCAGTTTCTTCGGTTTTCTGTTTGGTCATAGAAAATGTTCCATCACCATTATCTTTCCAGTCTAAAGTATCACCAGTTTTCCAACCAGCTTCTTTCAATAATTCATCTGGCAATGGTAAAACCAAATCACCAGTTTCTGGATCTGTTTCAATCGTAACAATGTAACTCATTCTTTTTCTCCAAAAATATTAGACCAAGTTTGTAATTTGGCTTTTTTAGCCAACATAGCTTCATGTACGTTTGTATCATCAATGATTTTTCTTTCGACCATCAAATCAATCATACAAAGAAGGTCACCAACTTCTTCTGTTAAGCGCTCACGATTGGATTTGCCATTGTGTTTAGCATCAATACCAAATCGAAACACTTTAGAAATAGCTTGAGTAACCTCTGCACATTCCTCCTGAGTAATCAGGAGGATTTCTTTTTCTGATGCACTAATCATGCAGTCACTTCTGTAACGACCAGAGTTTCTGCAACAGGTGCAGTTTCAACGACTGGTGTGGTTACAGGAGTAGCAGCTAAGTCTTTCAACTTAGTAACTTTTGCAGCCTTAGGTGCAACAGCTGGTGTGCCTGCAACAAAACCAGACTTGGTGATGCCAACACGATCCATGTATTTCTTAACGTCAGGGACATTGACGATTTGATAAGCGGTCACTTTGCGACCATCTTTAATTGCTTTGACTACGCCATCGGCATTAGTCTTAATGTGCCAAATGTAGGTCGACAAGCGGTACATTTGAATTTCTTTGCCAAGCAACGCATCGATTTCTTCAACGGTTGTTGGTTTGCCACTAATCATAACCGTCAACAGTTTTTGGAACGGTTTTAGTTTGATTGCTTTTACAGTTTTAGTTTTAGACATAATATATTCCTATCAATTTAAGGGTTCTAGTATAACACAAGTAGGCGAATTTGTCAAGAGGCATCGCCAATGTTTGCCTCATTCTGTTACAGTATCGTAACAAAAATCGTAGAATTTTTTCCAAGTGCCGTTGAAAATCACTTCGTCAGGATTTTTAACAACCACAGTATCTTCGTAAATGTGGTATTCATACTCTTGCCAGCAGCTGTTAGATTCAATTGGATAAATGTAGAAACCGCCAACACTTTTCTTAAAGTTAACAAT